TACCAGTTTGGAAAGTGGATCAATACTTCCAATTACCACCCTTTTAATAATTATCCGTTATTTCTTCTAGCTTCATTTCTTCTTCTTCTTCTCGCTTGTTCTACAGCACGTCGTGCCGCTGCATCTGCGCTTTTCCCTTCTTGTTCTGCCTGACGTGGTGTAGGAGAACCTAGGTAACGATTTCTTCCACTATCTCTATCTGCTCCACCGACAGTATTATCTGAACCACGACGACCACCATAATAACGTTCCTCTGTCATTTCACCTATACTCCGTATCCACTCTTCGCTCATATTTGACATAATAGCGATTGCTGCCTCATTAGTATCAGCATAACCTTCGGCAACTAGATGTTCTAAAATATGCTCAAACATATCTTTTCCACCCTTTTGTGGAACTTTTCCCCTGTCTCTAAGTCTCTCACGACCACCTTCCGCTCTCTCTTCTTTAGAAGCTCCTGGACGGAATTTACCCATCATTAGTCTGCCGTGAGTTTCAGCCTTAGTTTCTGGTCTTCCTCTTTCCTTATCTTCTTTACGCTTTTGAGATTCACGCGAAAGAGCCCTCAAACTAGTGTTTCTACCTTCATCAAGTTGCTCCACTTCTTCTTGTGAAGTATAAATGGAAGAATAAGCTTCCCAAAGACCTACAATTTCTTGATCTCTCATTTTTCTACAAATACTTTTTAGTTATTTATAAAAAAAACACTCCTTGAAGAGTGCTTTTTCTTGAATGCTTGGCGACGTGCCTTTGCTTGTCGGAGTGCTTGCGGTTTCAGTTTGCGCTTTTGCTCCTTTTTGCTGTGATGCTGCCAGTTTGGAGTGTTCATTAGTCTTGTGCTTGTGAGGACACATTACTATCTATATCTCCAGAAGTCAAGGAGTCCAATTGTGAAAGTGTCCTATTCTTACCCCTATTGAGAGCCGCTTGGCGAATTTTTTCTCTAGTTTCTGGTGAATGAGTTTTACCTTTCATAGTAAAATATCATAATTCAGTTTTATAAGAAAATCCATTTTTCTTTTCAAATTTTAGAGTAGTATCAAACTTATCTTGGAGATCAGATTTATGCGAAATTACGAAAACATTTGTATCTTTTATAACATACTTAATGATTTTTAAAAACTCATCGGCACCAAATCCATCAAGAGAAGAGTCAAAAACTTCATCAAATAAAAGTATATTACAATTTACTGAATTTTTGACTCTCGCCACCTCTCTCCACGAAAACAACAAAGCAAGGTCAATTCTTGCTTTCTCACCTTCGGAAAATGAGGAGTATGAGAAGTCTTCATGAATAGGAGACTTTACCGTTTCGTTGAACTCTTCATCGAGATGGAAGTTAATGTAAAAATCCATCATCTGAAGATAACGATTCACCTGCTGATTTATGAACGGAAGATACTTCTTAATTATCTTCGTTTTAACGCCATCATCCTTGAGTAAGGAATAGGCAAAATCGTAATAAACGATTTCTTCTTTTTTCTTTGAAAGGTCTTCGAATGTTTTTTGGAGATTGGTTTGAAATTCTTCTAACTTCTCATGCTCAGTATTTCTGTTTGCAAGGTTTTGGGTAATAGTTTGAATTTCAGATTCAAGGTCTCGGATTTGTCTCTGGTTGAGGGAAATCCTAGTATTGTTTTGAGAAATCTCATGATTGAGTTTCGTAATCTCCTTAGATAGAACTGTGAATTGACGCTCTCGTTCTTGTTCTAACTTTATAGTCTCCTCAAGTTCCTGAAAACCTTTCTGGAGTTCCTTTGCTTTATTTTGAGCGTCTGTAATTCTATTTAACCGAAACTCTTCTTCAATTGTTTGAGTGCAAGTGGGGCAGACCGTATTTTCGGTAAAGAACTTATGTTCTTTAGTAATGACAGATACTTTCTGCGAGATTTTACCCTTAAGATTGTTTAGTTTTACTAACTTATCATCAGCACCAATGAGATCTTCCTGATCTTTAGTGTAGGTAAAAATTTGCTCTTCGGTTTTGGCACTTTCGGTCATATAAACGCCAACTTCAGCGTCTAAATTGGCAATCTTTTCTCTGTTGGCATTGATATTGGCATTACCACGATTTTCAAGTTCTTCAATAAAACTTTGTTGCATCCTCATCTTGTCCTTAAAAGTTTCCTTCTTAAGTTCAAGAGATTTAATCTGATCTTTTTTCTCACGAATCTTATCCTTAATCAGATTATTCATCGCAGAGAAAATACGAATATCCAAAAGATCTTCAATCACTTCTCTACGATTTGCAGTAGTCAACTGCATAAAAGGAACAAAAGTACTACTACCCAGAATCACAATCTGAGTAAAAGACTTGTAGTTTACCTTGAGAATATTCTCTTCTAGAATTCTTTGATTGGCACGGTCATCTGCTTCTTTGTGAAGAGGAATTCCATTCACCACAATATCGAAAATATTTGGTTTAATGCCACGGCGAACAAGATAATCTCGATTATTTACAGAGAACTCAATCTCCACAAGACAATCTTTTTCATTTACACTATTAACCAACATTGGTTTATTAATGCGCCTAAAAGGTTTATTAAAAAGAACAAATGTTAATGCATCAAGTACGGTAGATTTCCCTGCCCCATTTGTCCCAATAATTAAATTTGTATGGTGTTTTTCAAAATTAACTTCTGTAAAATGCTGCCCGGTGGAAAGAAAGTTGCGCCATTTAATTTTATGAAATACTAACATTTTTAGGAGGAATTACAATGTCATTAGGGGTTATGACTGCATACTTATAGTTGTAAAGTTTACAAGTCTTTATTGCAAGGTCGTCGTCAACTTCAACAACGTCCATTTCAGTTTCTTCTTGGTCTTCTAGCATCAAAGCATAGCGAGTAGCATCATCTTCCTCTTCAAAGAGAAATAAAACTTTATGTCCATATTGATCTTGGACGGCATATGCACCATCGTCTTTTCTATCTTTGAGAGTAAGAAGAAACATTTATTCTACCTCGCAAGATTGTTGGTAAAGGTCTTGGAATATCCCCTTGATTACATTCTTATCAAGGTTAAATTCTGCCTCATCAATATATCTATTCAAAATTGAAATAGTACTCTCTTCTTCATCAATCTCAAAATTTTCACTTTCTTGAATGTCAAAATTCTCAACAATCTTGAGTTCTTGAATACCTGCAGTATAAAGTTTGTCGATAAACTTTTCAAAATCTTTTGGTTTTGATTTTTTGCGAACAATTACCTTAACAATTTTATTTTCATACTCGGATGCATTAAACAACTGGTATGGAGTGTCCTCATAATAAATGTTATAGAACAATTTATAGGGATTGTTAATTGGAGTATGTTCTAAAGTTTCTGTATCAAAAATATGAAATCCGCGTGTGTCATTCACATCTGTCCAGTACATTTCATAAGGATTACCGAGATAAAAAACCTTACCGTTATTGGAACGAGTGTGATAGTGCCCAGAAAATACTTTAGTAAATTTATCAAAAATTTTTGGATCTGTTCCGTGTTCTTCCATAATCAAATTACGATTCACACGAAAACCTTGAAGTTCCAAGTGCCCCATAGCAATTTTTGCTTTGGATTTTTTAATTTGTTCTAGAGTTTCATCGTAGTTTTCACTACAAATCCACGGCACCATCATAATGTCCAAACCACCAATTTTTGCAGTTTGAGGAGAACTATAAGTTTTTATGTTTGGATAATCTTTCAGCAAAAGTTCTGGGGCATTTATTTCTGTAGAATTGCGAAGAAAAATATCATGATTTCCAACAATTATATGTGTCTCATACTTTGACAATGGATCCAACACAACTCTACGAGTCCAATCAAGTCCCCAAAAATCAATACTCTTACGATTATCAAAAGCATCTCCCATATGAATGACTGTAGTAATTCCTTCCTTTTCTAAGGTAGGAAAAAATACATTCTTATAGAAAAGTTCAAAGTAGTCATGAAGATGCCTAGAAGCTTTCCTGGCACTCCAATGAGTGTCTGTTAAAACTGCGATACGAGTCATCGATTTCCGTTTCTGTATTGGATGTTGTCCTTCATCGTGTTGTAGTCTGAATTACTACCAGAAAGCAATCCATCATCAACGGTCATAACTTCATCAAAACCAGTGCGTTCGATAATTTTAGTCTTAATTTCCAATTGTTTCTTTTCTTTTTGTATTCTTCTCAGAAATGCATAGTGAATGATTTGTGTAAAATAAGCAAAAGGATTTTGAGACTTCTCTGGATTGAAATTATGAATATACTGCACACAAT